ACCTTGTGTTCCCTGTAAACCTTGAGAACCTTGAGTACCTTGGAATCCTTGAGCACCAATACTTCCTTGAACACCTTGATTTGATAAACCTTGAGTTCCTTGTAAACCTTGAGAACCTTGAACACCTTGTGTTCCTTGGAGACCTTGAGTACCTTGATTTCCTAAACCTTGAGTACCTTGAAGACCTTGTAAACCTTGAGTACCTTGGACACCTTGCGTTCCTTGAGTACCTTGTGTTCCCTGATTACCTAAACCTTGTGTTCCTTGAGTTCCTTGCAGACCTTGAGAACCTTGAACACCTTGAGTTCCCTGAGTACCTTGATTTCCTAAACCTTGAGTACCTTGAAGACCTTGTAAACCTTGAGAACCTTGAACACCTTGTGTCCCCTGAGTACCTTGATTTCCTTGTGTTCCCTGAAGTCCTTGAGATCCTTGAAGACCTTGAGATCCTTGAAGACCTTGATTTCCTTGAGTACCTTGTAAACCTTGAGTACCTTGAGTACCTTGAGTTCCCTGAGTACCTTGAAGTCCCTGAAGACCTTGAGTACCTTGAATTCCTTGAACAAATAATTCTACAGAAGGAACCCAATATCTTTTTCCAGTATTTCCCTGAATTGCAGTTAAAACATACTGATCCCCAATAGCGGGATAAGGATTTGTACCAACGGAAGATACGCCAACAAGAGGATCACCTAAATCAGGTTCTGCTTGCTCTAAACCAAGAAACTGATATCTATCGGAAGTGATACCTGTTTGGTCAAATCTTTTTACTCTTCCGGAGGTATACCTTGTCATTTATTTTATTGTTTTGCTGTTTCTAGGACACTTAATATAAGATTCAAAACATTATTGTTACTTGCTTGAATTTTAATTACGTCATTTGTTTCAAGAGCCAATCTTCCATCCAGAATCAAATTCACACTATCATTTGGTGGTATTGGAACAGCATTCGCAAACTTATAATCAGGTGGAGAATCAGTATTTCGAGTATGTGAAGCAGTTACAGTGAATACAGATGTTCCTGTTGATATATTTGTAACTTGGGATAGAATAATAATAGAAGCAACTCCTACTGGGCATGTGTATATTCCAACATTATTAGTTGTAATTCCTACACGAATTGTTCTAAATTTATTAAGTGCAATTGCTGCCATTTTTTATCTCAACGCAAGAATTAGGGGTGTTACAGTATTTAATAGACTTTGACTAAACGATCTTCCACTAATAGTTCCAGTCAACTGATTAATTACAACACCATCGCCAATTTGGAAGTTTCCTGCCTGATTTGTGCTGGTATAAACAACTTGTCCACCATTACGTTTATCAACTTCATTTGCTTGAATCGTTACTCCACCTAAAGCAGGTTTTGCAGTATTAATATCTGTTCCAGATCCTACCCATTCAAGGGATATAGATGTTGCAATTTGAAGACTTATTCTAGAGAAATATACAGTAGTACCAGCACTAACTGTATTATTTAGATTCTGTATCAAGACGACTGTTGAGATTCCTGCAGAAGGTAATGAGGCACTTTGAATGCCATAATATAATGGATATAAAGTTGACGTAGCAGCAGCACCAACTCCTCCAGATGTATTTGTAAATGTTATATTTGGTGTGGTTAAATATTGACTTCCCGTACTAATTACATCAATTGAAACTATTTGCCCATTCACTACATTTGCCGATGCTTCTGCAGTAATTCCACTCGGACCTGTAGGAGCATCGACTACTACAATTGGAGGATTTATGTCCGAATATCCACTACCACCATTTGTAACTTCAATTGTATTTACTGTATAATATAACTCACCAAAATAAATTGCTTGCCCATCATAAGGACGCTGTGTTCCAACGCCAGATATAATCACAGTATCAGTTTCTATTTCTGCCTCTTGAACTACATTTCCACTATAACGGTAAATTGATTTTGTCTTATAATCACCAACACCATCAGAAACTAGACCATAATTACCAAAAGAAGCATTTGAGTTAGTAATATCACACTGACCGCCAGATTGAGTAAAGATTCCAATATCATCACAAATAGTAAAGATAGAAACCAATTGAGAATATGCACCATTCGTAATTGAAACTCCAATACCACCTTGATTATATTGTGTGTAAGAATCAACGGACATTGTACCAGTAACACCGATATCATCCTGATCTCCTGGTTCTGCATTGAAACCATCTACTTTCATCCCAATACTCTTACCAATAAAATTGGTGCAGTTACGAATATAAGGACCTTGAGTAATCGGTCCAACACCTTTAGAATATACGGGTTTAACTACTCCACCACTCACATAAGTATGCGGAAGTGTAGAGGTTCCAACATTCACAACAAATGTAGTTCCAGTTCCAATCACTTGCGTAACTGGAAAATTATATCCAAATTTTCCACTGGGATAAGTAACAATTCCAGGTCCAGAAGGACAAGTAAATCCAAGTCCAATTAATGTAACTATATTACCAACTTTTACATAAGCACCTGGAGCAGTAATTGTGGTTATACCAGAAATATTATCATATTTTGCTGCTGTAATCGCAATAGAACGGTTTACTGCCCATCCACCATCAACATAATTATGTGCAATCGTGGATACTCCAGTATTAATTACAAAAGAACCATCATTATTGATTTTATTCACATAAAATTCATTTCCATATGCTCCTGATGGAAATGTTTGTGTAGAAATACTTCCGCCAGAACTACATGAGAATCTCAATCCATAAATTTCAATTGAATCTCCAGGAACAACAGAGAATCCAGGAATTGTTAATGTAGTATCTCCTGTGGTATTATCATAAATTGCACTTGTGATTCCAAGAGTTGTGGTAAATCCAATACCAAGATTTCCTGGATATGTAGTCTTAATTCCTACTCCAAGAACACTCAATCCTTGATTGATAATTGTTGTGACAACACCAACACAAGAGTAAATTGCAGATACAACATTTGCACATCCATTTATACTTTGATTACCATAAGCACCATCAGATTGCATTGCCAAATCTTTTACTTGTGTAAAGTAATTTCTATAATTTCCTCCTCCTGGTTTTGTGAAGGTAACATTATTAATACAAGATCTTGCAATTCCGACAGCATAATTTAGAGCATCAATTGTTTCCGTCTTTACTCCAACAATATATTGAAGCGCCCCCGCATCCGTATAATATGTTTTACCTGCACCAACACATTTAGAATTTCCACCTCGTGTAATATCAAAACAAACTGCTTTTAAGACTGATTTAATATCCGAAAGGCATTTTGTTTGCGTCGAAACACCAATTGAAAATGCTGGAATTCTATAATCAGTACTTGTTAAGTATCCTACAGTTTCATTTGCAATAAAATCAAGATTCATTCGAATCATTCTTGCTGCATCAAAGAATCTATCAGAAGAAACTCCAGATAAAGGTTGAAGTGCAATCACTGCTGCACCATTCGTCATGTCAGGACCAATAAAACTCAAATTGGTCATGTGATCCGAATTATTCACATAGAATAAATCACGATCAGGATATAGAGGTGTTACAATACAATTTCTTAGTTCAGTTCCTTCAATTGACACTCTCTTTGCTAAAACAATTGGATTACTTTCAACATAAGATCCAGGAAATACTTTAATTGTATCTCCAATAAGTGCAACGGATGCAGCAGATTTAATAGTTCTTTTTGCATAATTTATAGCAAGTCCAGTATTATTATCATCACCAGTCTGAGAAACATAAATGGTTTTTCCTATAGGAGTATATGATTGTACTTTAATCGTACCCTTTCCTTCTGGTTGAGAAGCAAATAAGTCAATTCCAATTCCAGGAACAAGTTGAGTTACAATACCAACAAGATTTACACCGTCACCATAATATTCTGTTGCAGTTGCTGTGCCTACAACAGTTAAGGTATTAGTAGTAACATCTGTTCCAATACCCAAACTTCCAGTTGCTGGAACATATACTAGTTTTTCGGAAGAAACATATTCTGTAGTAATTCCTCCACTAGTTACTGAAGAAAATAATGGATATTTTGTACTTACACTGGTTAAATCATCGACAATATCAATTGAATTTGGTCCTTGAGCACCTTGAGATCCTTGCGTACCTTGAAGTCCCTGAGTACCTTGAAGTCCCTGAGTACCTTGCGTACCTTGAGGTCCTTGAGGGCCTTGAGGTCCTTGAGTTCCTTGAGTCCCCTGAGTTCCTTGAGTCCCTTGAATACCTAATGATCCTTGAGCACCTTGGAGACCTTGAAGTCCTTGAGTACCTTGTCTTCCTTGAGTACCTTGGAAATTACTTAAAGGTCCTTGGAGACCTTGAAGTCCCTGAACACCTTGAAGACCTTGAGTACCCTGAAAACCTTGAAGACCTTGAGTACCTTGAAGACCTTGATTTCCTTGCAGACCTTGGTTTCCCTGAAGACCTTGAAGTCCTTGTGTTCCTTGAGTTCCTTGAAGACCTTGAGAACCTTGAATACCTTGAGAACCTTGAATACCTTGAGTACCTTGGAAATTACTTAAATTTCCTTGAAGTCCTTGAGTACCTTGATTACTTAATCCCTGAACACCTTGATCACCTTGAACTCCTTGAATTCCTTGATCACCTTGAAGTCCTTGAGAACCTTGAATACCTTGAGTTCCTTGAGTACCTTGATTACTTAAACCTTGAGTTCCTTGGAAATTACTTAAATTTCCTTGAATACCTTGTTTACCTTGAACACCTTGATTTCCTTGAGGACCTTGAGGACCTTGTATCCCCTGAAGTCCTTGTACGCCTTGATTACTTAATCCCTGTAAACCTTGGGAACCTTGAAGTCCTTGATTTCCTTGAAGACCTTGGATACCTTGGCGACCTTGAGTACCTTGCAGACCTTGAAGTCCCTGAACACCTTGATTTCCTTGATTTCCTTGAAGACCTTGAGTCCCTTGAAAATTTCCTAAAGCACCTTGAGCACCTTGTCTTCCTTGAGTACCTTGAATACCTTGAGAACCTTGAGTTCCTTGGAGACCTTGAACTCCTTGAATACCTTGAACACTTGCATAAGGAAGATTAATCCAATCTGTAACACCATCACCAAATTTAAATCTGCGAGTATCTGCCTCCAGTCCCATTTCTCCAGCAAGAAGAACTGGATTTTCTAGAGTCCATTCAGATCCAAATGCATATTTGAGAGGAATATGATCTGCACTCAGAACTTCATGAACTCGTATCCCCTTAAAAAATGTTACATATTCATTGAAATAGGCTTCATTTCCAAATGTCGTAATATCTGCCATTTTAGTTACCTATTTAAAAGAGTGTTGCTGCAACATTAGTAAATGAAGATACTACATCCGATCCAACAAAAGTCCCGGCAAAAACCTTTCCCGCAAAACTTTGTACTTGAGGAACTAAATTCCCAGTAATACAATTTTGATCAAGAATATTTCCTTTAAATAAAATTCTTGATCCAGAATCTATAGTAAGGTTTCTACCTGCTTTAAGGTCAATATCTTCATCTGCATCCAATATTATATTTTTTGCTTTAATTCTTACTCTACCATTTCTCATTGCGGTGATGCAAACATCACCATTCAATCCAGTAATTTTAATATCTACACCATTTTCATTTTTATATCCAGCAGCAATTTCAATAGTGCGATCATTATAAAGACGAAAAGTTCCATCCGAACTCAATCCCATTATACTAACGTCCTTATTATCAGTAACCGCATAAATGTCATAAACATTTGGGCCATGAGCACCCATTTGGGGATTATTAGTATCAATCCTAAATTTAGGACCTAATGAAAAATGATTTCTTGCTTCCCAATTGAGTTTTTTTGCCATTTTATGTTATACAATCAATAACTTGTTTTACTTCTTTTTGACCAGGAGGAATTTTTCCTAATATTGGTGCAATAACTGCACCAGTTCCAGTCTTAGATTTGACTGTAATTGTAGGAAGATCAGTTATTTGTATAGTATTTATTGGAAGTGCCTGAATGATAGTTCCATTATCAATTGTTAATTCATATTCATTTCCCAAATCATCGGTTGCAGTATCACCAATTGCATAATTATTTCCACCATCATATACAACAGTATCAGTTGGAGTATATGGTTCAACATTATCTACTGGATAAAATTCTCCAGGAGAGACTATGTAAATTGAAGTTACCTCACCAGCATCATTAATAATTGCTCTTCCGATTGCCCCATATCCTTGATTACAATTATCTACAAATTCTACAAATGGAGGATAACGATATCCAGAACCAGGATTGTCAAGTTGTACTCCAATAATACTCGATGTTGTTATTTGTCCATATTTTGTAAATGATCCCAAAAGTGCTGTTGCAGTTGCACCTGTTCCTCCTCCACCAAAAATATTAACTGTTGGTCCATTACAACTTGTTGGAGGTCCAGTGTAACATCCACCAAGTTCACTGACAGAACTCAAAACTTTAGTAGCAGATCCAAAAATATCCCATTTACCATATTTCTGCTCAAAAGAATTTGATGTTGGCGTAATTCCTGAAGAAATATTCATCAATGATAAAATATCATCAAGTTGATCTACTCCAGAATCTTTTGGTCCTTTACCAATTACATATTGACTAATAAGATCTGAACATTTTCCTTTGTCTTGATTACAATCAAAAATTGCTCCAATTCCACGAATGCTATCGACAGTACTACGAAGAAAGTTTGCCACATTAAATGCACCAGGAAGAATACTAGAAACTGCAGAAATTGCAGATGATATTCCATTTGTAATATCGGAAATAATAGTATTCAAAAATGAACCAACAAATTGATTTCCTGCACAAGATCTAAAATTTGTAATGTTGCCAATAACTTGACTCAACAAATCTGCAACTGTACCTTTCAAAACAGAAAGAACTTTGCCAGCAACACAACTTAATCCTTTCTGAATTGCTCTAATTGGTTCAATCATCGCAACTTGAGCTGCAACACCCGCCAAATGTCCAGATGTTGTAGATACAACCTTATATAATAATTTCAATCCCTCATTTAATAATTTTGAAAGTTTATCATACAAAGTATTCATCATCTGCCCAACAAATTTATTTGCTATTGCAGAAATTTTATCTACAGTTCTTTTAATTTCGCTAGGAATATTTAAAAAAGTATTAGATACATTTTGAACCTTAGTCAATAAATTATTAATTTCTGCTTTAATTCCATCTACTTCAGTATTAGTGCAACTATTTGCCATTTGAACTTGAGTACCAACACCGCCCCAAGCATAATAAACTTTTTCGCCTATAATCGCTTCTATTTTTTTCGCAGTATCTGTAGGAATTGTTAGTGGTTGTGGTTGAGAAGCAGAATTTTGCTCATTCGATTCATTTGGTTTCTGAGTATCATTAGGTGGTTTGACGCGATCAGTATATCCAGTAAATGGTGAAAATGGAGAACTAAAATCAGTACTTGGAACTGAATTTGTTTTTCCAAATGCTCCCATAATCATGGGAATTTGTGCATTATCACCATCTAAAAAGAATCCTACAACAACATCACCAGGTCTCAATTTTACATTTGTGCCAGTATTTGCAGCACCACTTCCCGAAGTAGATGGTAATAAAACACCTGCCCAAGGTAAATCATCATTTGGCAATTCTGCTTCACTATATGGGTGATATCCCATAATACGAACTTTAAATCTATTTCCCCAACCAGCGCCATTAATCTGCTCACCTTGAGCGTCGGAAGGTGCAACCTGCCCTATCCACCAACGAAATCCGTCTCTCCCCAGAAAATTACTTTTTAATAGATTATCTTGCATCATTTGTTGTTTATTCCGTGCTTTCCGTAAGTATCTCTAATCAATTTCATTGAAGTATAAGATGCATTCGTATCAAAATGATGACATAATTCTTTTATCATATATAGACCACTTTGATCTTTGTCATATTCATCTTTATCTCCTCTAGAAATCTTTGGAAAATTACATGTAACTACATCACCTGCATGAAGATTAGTATTTAATGGTACAACCATACTCAATGTTTGTGTAAACAGAATGTTATATCTCATGATTGCTTGAGATTGATAACGATATGGATCAGAATTTATCGTTGTAGAAACAGTAGAATCTATCGTACCAACATCATAAACTTGAGATATGATTCTTGTTGGTATTTCACCAAGATCTTGATTGGAACTACTACTTATCTTTGGAAGATCCAATTGCTGTCCCAAATTTTTTACTCCATCAACATAATCACTTAATGAAAATTTCTGTTGCTCTGGTTGAGTAAAATCAAAAGTTAATGGATTAAAAAACATTCTGATGCTCGAATATGTTCCCAATCTCAATTTTTCAATTAAATTTTGATTCTTTTCAGTTCTATAATTTAGGATTACATAATCATTATCCCTTTCAGTATTTGATTGGTTTGCTTCAGTATAGATATAAGTTGCTTTTGATTTTTGTCCAATTAATCCATCAATTGATCTAAATTGAAATCCTTCTTTTGTCTGATAAAATACAAATCCTGCTGTAGCGTCTCCAGAAACATCAGCAGGTACTCCTTTCGATGCTAACCACACTAAAGTGGTAAATGGTTTTCTTAAATTTCCAATAAATCCGTAATTATTTTGAGTTTTATCAATTGTTCCAATCTTATCGGTCTTAATAATATTTTCAAGAATGTCTCTTACTGAAGTATCAATTGATGAACTTGTTGGATATTTCTTTCCTATTCTTGTAGTTTCATTTGTAATTGCTTCTCTTGAAACTAAGTTTAATGTAAATGTTTCTCTTTGATTTTCAGAAATTACATTTGTAATACTTGAAACATAAAAATAATCTTTTATATTTGATGAAAAATCCAATCCAAGATTTGTTTTTGAATTACCACCAATTTTAAGTGCAAGTCTTTCTCCACCTCTTAATGGAAGACCATTATAAATTGATTGTCTTTGACCATCAGGATTTCCTTGTTTATCTGGCGCCTGAATAGAATCACCAGTGTTTGCTACTTGAATTTTAGCAGTAATTGTTGGAGAAAAAATGTCCTCATAATAATCAATCGAAGCAGTTCCACTTTTAATGTCAACTGTTCTTTTTTGATCATTTGATTCGAGCGTCAATTCTTGATAAATTGACTTATTAATTGCTGCCATTTAAGTATACGCTAAATCTAAGAGCATTTGAAGTTTAATAAAACTATTTACACTAGCATTCATTCTAGGAGTTAATTGTTGACCATCACTTACAAATCCTCCACCACCTTGAGAAGTTTCTTGTTGGCGATCATCAATGAACATAATTTGTTGCCCTTTTCTTTTTGGTTGAAGATTTTGTTCTTGCCCAGGCGCAGGAGAAACATTTGCTGACGCTATAAGTCCAGAAGTATCTCCCATAGGAGCACCTACAACTCCACCACGTGTATTGCCAGGAACTCTATAAAATTTTCCAACACCTTTATACTCTGATTCATATTGTGCCAAAGAAGCTTCCCAAGTAAATTTTGCCTGACTTGATGAGTTGGAAATAATATTTCCGTTTGGAAGTACAACACCAATATGATATTGTCCATTTACAATATACAGATCACCAGGTTGTTGTTGTCCATTTTTAACTCTAATATATACTGCTTTAATCATTTGTGATTCTGCAGTTGGTACATAAAGAGAATCTCCCCAAGGAGGTCTCATTCCCGCTTGCTTAAACACCTGATTAACTGCCCAAACACATCCATTTCTACCACCAGAAGTTCCAGCAGCATTCGCACTTGACATACCTTTTAATGCTTGTGCTGCTTTTGCCAATGAAGTAGAACCTCCAGGAGTAACTCCTTGAGCAATTTGTGCTGCCTGAGGACTATAGTTTTTATATTTTGCTTCTAGTTTAGCAGCATTTATCATCCTATTATCATATCCTCTCTGACCTGGTTTTTCACCAGACCTTTCAAATCTTTCCAACCACGATGATGCAGATTGCCCAGAAGATTTTGTTCCCTGTATTTGTCTCCAATCTCCACGAGTCTTTGCTTCCCATACAACTCCATGAAGTTGCCCCTCTAAAGTATTTGGATCTTTACCAATTGATTTAATATATTTTGAAACTCTCGGCCACCTTATTTTTTTATCCCACTGCACTATTCCATAATGCCCCTCAGTTGAACTACCAGGATTATTATCAGCATTAGGTCTAAAACCAGATTCTTGTTGTATATTTCCAGCAATTCCTGCTGCCTGGGATGGTGTTAATCCAGAAGAAATCAAGAAACTCATAGTTTTTTGTTCATGAGTTCCTCCCTCCATAGATCCAGCACCAGCAGGAGTTGTATAATCAGTACCTGGTGGTGGTGCTTGCTCTTCTCCAGGCATTTGCCCAAGAGGAGTGGTTAATGATTTAACACCATCTTCAAATTGATTTCCCATTTCATCAAAATGCATTCCCAAGTCATCAATTGCTCCACGAACTTTTCTTTCACTATCAAGAAAATCCAAACGAGTAACATTATATAAAATACCACTCAAAATGTTACCAAAATCAATAAACACATTAATTAAATTTGAAAAGAATCCAACTAATGTGCTGAATAATTTTTGAATTCTGGTAATTAGATTTTTAATCCATGTCAAAATTGTTGGAAGATTATAAAGTAACCATCCAACTAATAATGTTGAAGCAAAATCTAATAATCTACCTAAAAATCCTTTGGTACTTTCAGCAATAATTGATCCAGTTCTTCTTGCTATACCTTTGACACCACTTGATTCTAATATATCTTCTTGATCTTTTCTTCTAATCGATTCTTCCCTTTTACTGAATAAACTTTTTCTTCCAACAATTGCTTGCCTTTTAACTCTGTTTTGATTTAAAACAACCTTTTTTAAATTATTAGCAGAAGTTTTTACACGATTCAATCCACTATTAAGGGATCCAATTCCTCTAGAAACACTACTAAGATTAAGCGTAGATGTAATTGCCATATTACATTATAACATTATAATGAACTTGAGAATATAATGTATAAAAATTATCGGGATCCGATGAAGAAATCAATGGTACATCGGTTGCTGATCCAGAATCTAATGAAGATTGTGGACTTTGTTGTTTTTGATTATTTCCACTGGTTGCATAAACAATATTTGGTTTTGGTTCTGGTTCTGGACCAACATTAAATGGTACTGTTTGAACTTTTGTTGTTTGTGCTGGAGTGATTTGTGCGGTTGAAGTAGCTGCTGCAGTTTGTGCAGGTGCTGCTGCTGTTGTTGATGGTGTTGATGATGTGGTTGATGGTGTTGTTTGTGCTGAAGGTGTTTGTGTAGTTTTTGGTTTATCACCAACTGCTGGATTTTGTGGTTTTACTTGTGCTTTTGGTTTTGCTTTTGCTTTTTCTGGTGTTTCTTCCTTTTTAGTTTGGCCAATTCCAGTAAAATCTGCTCCGTATGCCAATCCAGATATAATAAGTCCACCTGTCCAGGCAAATGGTATACTAATACCAGATGCTTCAGAAAAACTAAGTGCTGCTGAAGTAGAATGAAGACTTCCTGCTAATGGATTACCTCTTTCAAAAGATTCTTTAGCAGAATTAGCTTCAATTACTCCACCAGCAACGGGTACAAGTCCTCCCAAAAATTTTGCCCCCAATCCTGCACCTCCTTTTACTGCCGCAGATGCAGCTCTAGCCTCTACTCCAGTGGCACCTTTTCCTGCTACTTTTGCAATCTCATCAGCAGTTCCAGCGCCCATGGTCACTCTAGCAGCACTAGCTGCCGGTTTTGCTCCAAATCCTAGAGCATTTTTTGCCATATCAAATATTCCTTTAAAGAGTCTACCAATTGTATTACCTAATACAAATTTACCAATTCTAAAAGAAAGTTTAGTAATTGCACCAAGGACTTTGAATATTCCAATACTGAATATACTTAATATGCCACCAACAACAACCAAACCTTTAATAACATTATTTTTAATATCTTCTAACTTCTTTTTATTACCTTTTGCATATGCTTGAAGAGCATCCAATCCTTGAATAGTCAACCAACCACCAAGTAATTGCCACATCAAACCTAGTAATGTATCGAAACCAAACTGGACTTTATTGCCAATTTGTTTCACTGGTTCCATTAATGCAGATTGAATCTTTCTCTCCAATAAAGATTCCTTTCCCCTTCTTAGTCCAGTTTCTGCAGCAGATTTTTCCTGCTCTTGTGCGATTCTTTCTTTTTGTTGCTCTAGTATGCTATTCTCAGAGATTAAATTCGAAATTTGTTGTAAACTATTACCTAAATCTAAAATAGATGCTTGAACTGCACCAATTTGATTTTGTAGTGCAGTAATTTGATTAATTCCTACAAGAATCTTAGCATCTTTTGCTGCTAAATCATTAACTTGTTTTTGAAGAGATGTAATTGCACTCGTATTTGTATTAACAATTGCTAGTGTTTCTGGATCTGGTCCTTTACTTACAGGAACTAATGCTCCTGCACCTCCACCACCAAAAACACTTGAAGATGATATTTGTGCTCTTTTAAAAAGTGCCTTTCTTCTTTCCGCAGAAAGTGGTGATCCTGTTACAGGATCTATACCACTTTGAGCAATTTCTGCGAGATCGGCCATTAGGATTGTTGATTTTTAAGATTTTCTTCTTCTATGTACTGTTGAAGTAATGCAATATAAACTTCCTTTTCCCATGGAATCATATTTTCTAACTCAGTCAAAGAGTATTTATGATGCTGCATCAGGGCAAAATTTGTCCTAAAGTATGACGCAAGATCCGTATGCGCCATACCTACGCGAAAAAAGCAGATAATCCCTCCAAAACTACTTCACTTTCTACACCAGTATTTGGATTTTTAAGTTGAATAATATGAGAAAGTTTGGGCATAGTCTCAAAAAACTTTTCAATTTCCTTGAATTGTTTAGAATTTAATTGCTCTAAAAATTCATTTAATTCTTTTTTGGTACAATCTTTTGCGGACCAGGATTCTTCTTCGGAATAGACTTGTTCGATACAAGAAGTAATTAAATCAAAAGAATCATCTACACTTACACCACCATCAGAATTAAAATTATTCTTGATGAACTCATTCATTGATGGATACTTCATTCTCATCGTCAGAGTATCATCCAACTTAATATCTCTAGAATGATCTTCACTTACTTCAATTTTAATTTCATCCAAACTAATACTAACCGGAACTTGTGTCGTTCCATCATCAGGACAAGTTACAAGAACATCTACAGATTCTCCGACAGACTTTCCACGAATATTCAAAAACAAATATTCAATATCAAACGTCGAGAGATCATCGGTCTTGATTCCCTTGCTCAAAATACAATTCGAAATAACTGTTTTTACAGCATTTCCAATTTGCTTTGAATCTTCACTCTCCATCGCAATGATGAGAATTTTTTCTTCCTTAACTAGAAAAGGTCTATATCTGATATTCTTTTTTAATGATGGTATTTCCAACTCATAAATTGGAGTCGCAATCTTTGGTAAAGGCATAATAACCTATAAAGTTCATTTATTTTTATTTATCGACTTTATTGTAATGGAGTTCCTGAAGTATTTGTTGCTGACAAATCTAAATTAATACGATAAGGAAGTAATGGATCTTGTTGAAGTTGTTTTGCTAAATCATTTGGTTGAGCACTATTTTTATTATTATTTGATCCCAACTTCAAATTCAAACTATTTACTGGTCCAGGAACATATCTTTCATAACTGAATGATGCACTAGCAGTTAATACTTGAGATTCATCATAGGATACTGTAGGTGAAGAAAGACTAATTGGAAACATTCCGAAAAAATTATATTGAACTTCTTCTTTATAATCCCTATTAAATTTAAGGATTTTTGTTGAATCGCATTTATATAATGTTGGATATTTCATTCTATAAAAATAACCAGGATTTGCATTATTTTGTCCCGATCCATTAGCAATAAATTCAATCCAATGCTCAAGAAATTTTAATACTTTGTATTCCTTATCTACAAGAAAGGTTAAGTCAATTTGAGTAAAGATTCTAGTGTGTGCAAATTTTTCAGTTACTCCAGTATAATTGCCAGTAATATCTGCAGTTGCCAAAGAACTTCCTGGCAATGAAGCAGAAGAACATAATAATCCTGCACTCTCACCAATAAAAGCAGCATCTACTCCCCTAATTGACAAATGACTCAGTAGAGGAAGAGATAATCCACCAAAAACAACTTGATATTGACTAGTTTGTGCTAGGTTACCAAAAAGTGATCTAATTTCTGATATTTTGCGAGGACGTGCTATTGACACTCTAAATACTTTTATAGGTCTATACTATATGTATAATGTCTTATAAAGGAAAATATCAACCGACTCATCCACAGAAATATAGGGGCAATCCCACAAACATAATTTACAGATCTTTATGGGAACGCAAGTTCATGAAATATTGTGATTTGAATGAAAATATTCTTGAATGGGGATCGGAAGAAATTGCTCTTCCTTATCGGTCACCATTAGATGGACGCATTCATAAATATTTTCCAGATTTTTATATTAAAGTAAAGGAAAGTAACGGACAGACTAAAAAATATATCATAGAAATTAAACCAAAAAAACAAACAGTTGAACCAGTAGCACAAAAAAGAAAAACCAAAGGATATATTTTTGAAGTTGTTGAGTATGCTAAGAATCAAGCAAAATGGAAGGCAGCAAAAAATTTCTGCGAAGATCGTGGATATGAGTTTAAAGTTCTCACCGAAGATGACCTAGGAGTCTAATGGCACAAACTCTTACTGGATACGAAAAACCATTAATAAACTACACTCAAAAAGAATTAGCACAAATTGCCGAGGAGTATAGAATTTATTATAAAACTCCTGGTGGAGAAGGAAGAATTAGTGGATATAATCGATTAACAAAAGGAAAGTTAATTGAGATCATATCTAACGATAGTGATTATCAAAATTCAAATCCAAGGAGTCCAGGAAGAGGTCCAAATGGAAAACTTATAAATCGAATCCAAGCAATTAAAGACAAATTGATTGGAACTGAGAAACCTGAATATTTGATGAATGAAATCTTAAATGCAATCAAAAATACTAATCGAGGATCACAACCAACTCCAGGAAAATATTATACATATATCTACTATGCAAAAACTCCCAGAATCCTCTATGATCGTCATCCACTTATTCAAGCAGTGGAACTAACACAATATGGTTTTAAAGGATTTAATTATCATTTGGGAGAAATAAGACAATATAATACTACTGATGGAAATAGATTAGTAAGTGGAATATATGAAATTAGTGTTGCTGAATTTAATTTATTAGTAGATGTACCTTATCAAAAAATCGTTCTAAATAGTTAAAAAAATAATAAATGGCATCGTCTGCACCACCAGTTAGTTTAAGATATCCATTAAGAAAGATAGATTCTGCTGACGACTATCTGGAGATTCGTGTCGTTAAATATGCTCCACCAGATTTTAGTTCAATTACTGAAAATAATTTAAATGTAGTATCATCGTCAGATACTTTAAAATCATCAGGAAATATTGAAACACCATTGGCATACATCTATTTACCAATGCCTCAAGGTATTTCTGATAGTAGTAGTGTTGGATGGGGAGATGATAGTTTAAATACTGCAGCAGCATTTGGTGCAAAAGAAGCTGTTGGTGTATTAAAAAGTCCAGATATTGTAAAAGGAATAGGAAAAGCAGGAGGAGATATCTGGAATGCATTTAACCAGGTAGCAAGCAGTGGAGTAGCTCAACAAGTAGTAGCATCTACAGTTACATCTTCACTGGTTAATTCATTGGGTGGAAATACTACTCCTGAAGGATTACTTTCAAGAGCAACTGGAAAGGTATTGAATCCACATATGGAATTGCTCTTTAAAAGTGTGACTTTAAGATCTTTTCCCTTTTCATTTGATTTTGCTCCAAGAGATGATAAAGAAGCATATCAGATCAAACAGATCATAAGAACTTTCAAAAGGTCAATGGCAGCAAAATCAAGTGGTGGTGGAGGTACTGCTAATATTTTTATCAGTGCTCCAGATATTTTTCAATTGACATTTAAAACTGGAAAAAATAATCATCCATTTTTGAATAAATTTAAACCAATGGCATTAACCAATATGTCAGTCAATTATGCCGCTTCTGGTGCATATTCAACTTATGATGATGCAACACCAGTTCACATGCAAATGACTTTACAATTCCAAGAACTGAATCCAATTTATGCAGAAGATTATAATGATCTTACAGATAACGATGGAGTAGGATACTAATGGGATACTTCAGAGAATTACCAGACTTAGAGTATCAGTCACCATTATCTGATAGAAAGTCTTCAGATACTTATGTTCGTGCAAAAAATCTGTTTCGTCGTGTCAAACTTCGTGATGATTTACAAAATGTTTTTACATTATTTAATAAGTATCAAATTCCTGATGGTTCAAGACCAGAATTAGTTGCAGAGGAACTTTATGGGAAGTCTGATCTTGATTGGGTCGTACTTTTATCTGCAGGAATTACAAACGTAAGAGATCAATGGCCTTTGTCAGATAAAGACGTTTATAATTTTGCAGAAGAAAAATATGGAGAAAAATTAACGGATATTCATCATTATGAAACTTTAGAAGTTAAGGACTCACAAGGTCGCTTAATTCTTCCTTCAGGAAAAGTTGTTGATAGTACTTTTACAATTCCAGATCCAAATACTCCAATACTCAATTTACCACAAAGCAAAGTTGTAGTTGGAATTAGTAATTATGAATATGAAGTAATAAAAAATAATGAGAAAAGATCAATTTATATACTTAGAAAACAATATCTACAGCAATACTTAAATGATATGAGGAATATTATGTATTACAGCAAATCCTCTCAATATATTGATAAGACTCTAATTCGTACTGAGAACACTAGAAATACAATGCCATAAAAAAGGGGAGGTTGCCCTCCCCAATCTTATCACTCAGCAAGTTTTGCAAAGTAACTGAGAGTATCATCTTCATCTTCATCATAGGAAGAAGACTTAGAAGAACTCAGATTACTCAGTTCGGTGCGAAGATCTTCATCAAGGTCACGAACGGGACCACGAGAAGTTGATTCCTCATCAGCAACCTCAGGATCTTGGCGACGAGCAGTCTTGTTACCAAGAACATAATCAAGACGCTTCTTCAGTTCATCATAAGACTTGAACTGATCGGCAGCAACGAGTTCTGCAAGAGAATACTGCTTCTTCCAGATTGCTTCCATTGCATCATCATCATCCAGCATAGCACCTTGTGTGGCAAACTCACTGGAATCATAGTTACGGTAACCAGCAACGTTCTTTGCCTTCAGTTTGAAGTTAGCACCTTGCCAGAAATCAAATGGATCGATAGGAGTCTCATCTTCAAACTCAGGTTGCATTGCAGCAGTAATCTTATCAAAGATTTTCTTACCGAACTTGTAGAGGAAGACTTTACCTTCATTATCAGGATTGGCAGGATCTTTCACAACATAGATGTTGCTGACATAAGTCAGTTTGCGTTTCTGCTTACGAGCAACTTCTTTGCCAGCATCAGTACCATTGTTCCAGAGTTCGGAGTTGAGTTCCGACACAGGATCTTTCTGATTGAGAGTGGTTAGGGAGTTCTCAATAAACCAACCACCAGGTCCTTGGAAGGCGTGGGAGTACAGTTTCACAAACGGCAGATCTTCGCCGTTA